CAGTCGGGTTTTCGTATGATGAAGTGCATTATGAACAAATCAAACCGGGGATTGCAATAAAAGCGAGCAAAGAGGAGATTTCAGAAATAAAAGCGATGCCTCAATACAAAGTAAAAGTGTACACGAAATACATTTATCCGGATGTTGATGCTCAGAAGTATTGGCTCTCGACGAGATGCCCGGAAGAGTGGAGAGAAAAGAAGGAAGTCAATTTCAATATCAATTTTGCACAGGAACTAAAGACAGCGCGCGAAAGGAGCCGGCTTGGAGAATTCTCTACTAACTGATATCGAGTTAAACAAGCAGATCGCAGTCGATTTTGGAAGGATGTCAGATGATCCTCTGCGTTTTGTTATGTACTCGTTTCCGTGGGGATCAGGAGAGTTGGCAGAATTCCCGGATGGGCCCGATGTTTGGCAGAAGGAGATATTACAGCAAGTCTCTCAAGGCGTATTGACTGCAACAGAGGCAATCAGGATCGCAGTCGCATCCGGCAATGGTGTAGGCAAGTCAGGGCTTGCCGCGTGGCTTATCTTATGGGCATTGGCGACATTTGAAGATACAAAAGGCGTTATCACATCAAACACAGAGACGCAGTTAAAAATCAAATCATGGGCAGAGCTTTCCAAGTGGTACAACATGTTCATCGGAAGGCATCTCTTCACATTAACCGCAACATCAATATTTTCCAATCAGCCGGGGCATGAGAAAACGTGGCGCATTGATCAGGTGCCATGGAACGAAACCCGGCCTGAAGCATTCGCCGGCTTGCATAACAAGGGCAAACGCATCCTTATCATCTTTGACGAGTCCTCAGCGATCCCGGATATCATTTGGGAGACAACAGAAGGAGCATTAACAGACGAGGACACGCAGATCATTTGGTGCGTATTCGGCAACCCTACGCGCAATGAAGGGAAATTCCACGGATGTTTCAATCTCAGCCGCAAGAGATGGTTTACAAAACAGATTGATTCGCGCACTTCAAAGCTTACCAACAAGCGCGAGATTCAGCAATGGATCGATGATTACGGCATCGAGTCAGATTTCGTAAAGGTCCACGTTCTCGGAGAATTCCCGAACGTATCAGACAGGCAATTCATTCCGCAAAGCTATGTCAACAAGGCCCGGGGCAAGCACATCCCTGAAAAGGATTATAATTTCGCTCCAAAGGTAATAGCAGTCGAGCCGGCATGGACAGGCGGAGACGAGATAGTCATAGGATTGCGACAGGGCAACGTATTCCGTATCCTCGCAAAGTACGCGCGCAATGATGATGACTTTCAGATGGCCGGTTACATTGCTAAGTTTGAGGATCAGGAACAGGCAGACGCGGTATTCATAGATTTTGGTTATGGCACAGGCATATACTCAGCCGGCAAGCAACAGAACAGGCGGTGGATACTCGTGCCGTTCGGTGCGGCTTCCGCAGATGTTGGCTATGTAAACAAGCGCGCAGAGATGTGGGGATCGGCAAAGAAGTGGCTCGATGAGGGGGGTTGCATACCCGATGATCCGGTGCTATGCGCTCAGCTTACAGGCCCTGAGTATTACATCAAGGCAACAGGACCGCATGCCGGTAAGATTATCCTTGAAGCGAAAGAGGACATGAAGAAGCGCGGACTTGAGTCTCCGAACCGGGCAGACTGTCTTGCGCTCACCTTCGCATTCCCTGTAGTGCCGAAGAACCAATGGAAGAATCAGCGTATCGATCAGGATACTGTTGTCATAAACAGAGGCAATGTAGAATTTGTGGCCGGGCAAAACGATTATAGCCCAATATAAAAATAAAGAAGTCATAACCTAAAGGAGACAAGCCATGTGTTTTGGAGGATCACCAAAGACGCCCGAACTGCCGCCTACTCCGGCTCCATCACCGGTGCCAATGCCGGCGAACGTGGAACCTGTAACAACTGAGAGTCAGCGCGCACAGAGAGTGAAGAGACTCAGACAAGGGATATTAAGCACGATAAGGACAACTCCGGCCGGAGTCATCGGTACAGGCTCCGATCTTAATCAAGGCGAAGGCAAGAAAACATTAGGAGCGTAATGCCTACAATATTTTCAGACTTAAAGACAGAGCAATCTAAGAAAGAGACGACAAGCATAGACCGGTGGCCGTTCGTCAAGAGAGCCGGAGCACTCAAAAACGAAGGCAATCTGTGGTATCCGGCTTGGAAGGATCTTTCGCAATACATTCTGCCCACGCGCGGATTCTTCTACGAGACAAGGCCTAACGTAGGCAAGACAATTGACCACAAGAAGGTTGTTGACTCAACAGGCGAACAGGCAATATCAACGCTTGCATCAGGCATGGTGTCCGGGCTTACGTCTCCTTCCCGGCCGTGGTTTAAGCTTGAACTCGATGATGATGACTTAAACAGGATCGCAAGCGTCTCAGCATGGCTTGATGATACGCAATTAAGGATTCAGAGTGCGTTCGCTAAGTCAAACATATACGGCGGACTGCATTCAATCTATGAAGAGATAGGCGGATTCGGTACGGCATGCGCGCTCCTTGAAGAGGATCCTGAAGATATCATACGCATGCGAGTATACACGATCGGCGAATACTATCTTGCGACAGGGCCCGATGGAAGAGTCAATACATTCTACCGCCCCTTTTGGATGACTGCCGGGCAATTGATCAAGGAATTCGGCGAAGCAAACGTATCAGCGCAAGTATTAACTGCATTCAAGAACAATCAGCCTGATACATGGGTGAAAGTCAATCTTTTAATCGAAGAGAATGACAAGCGCGTTGAAGGATACAGGGATTGGCGCAATATGATGTACCGCTCATGTTATTGGGAGGACAGCGCAATGCCCACGAAGTATCTGCGTATCGGCGGATTCAATGAATTCCCTCTCCTTTGCCCCCGATGGCAGACAACGACAACGGCTGACACTTACGGCAGATCGCCGGGATGGAAGATGCTCGGTGATGTCAAGATGTTGCAGAAGCTTCAGATCAACAAGCTTATCGCATTGGACAAAGTGACCAATCCGCCGGTACAGGTAGATGCTTCAGTAGTCGGTGAAGCAAACATGGTGCCCGGTGGTGTGACAAGATTCTCGGCAATGCTACCGAACTCAGGAGTCAAGCCGGCATATCAAGTAAACCCGGACCTCAATGCAATCGAGGCAACGATAGAGCGCACACAGATGGCAATCAAGGAGAAAAGCTTTGCAAATCTCTTTCTTATGCTCATTGACGCAGAACGCAGAGGACAAGTGACGGCAACAGAGATTATCGAGCGCCAATCTGAGAAGCTTTCTATCCTCGGCCCGGTGCTTGAGCGCTTGGAGTCAGAACTGCTTAATCCTCTTATCGAACGCACATTCAACATCATGCTTGCCCGGGGATTGATAATGGATCCGCCGAAAGAGATACAGGGCTTGGATCTCAAAGTGCGCTATATCTCAATCCTTGCACAGGCGCAGAAGATGGTAGGAACGACAGCAATGCAACAGGTCCTCGCATTCGCACAACAGCTTGCTTCAACACAATTGCAATTCGGACAGGCAGAGGTCCTTGACAATATAAACTTTGACGAACAGATACAGCAATACGCCAACATGCTTGGGATACCGACAAAGACGATGAATTCTCCGGAGATGAGAGATCAGCTCAGGGCGATCAAACGTCAGATGGCGGCACAACAGGCACAGGCACAACAGGCGCTCATGGCTTCAAAAGCAATGGATCAGGGCGCAAGCGCGGCAAAGAAGATGAGCGAAACAGAAATCGGAAAGAACAGCGCTCTCGATGCTACGCTCTCAGCAGTAACCGGAGGTCCGCAATGATACGCAAAGTAAGCGGTGGTTATGTTGTAGTCAATCATACCGGAACAAAGCGTCTGAGCCGGGTGTATAAATCACGAGGCGCGGCAGTCGCACGTCTCAAACAGATAGAGTATTTCAAACATAAAAAGGGATGAGTTTCTACGACGACGACATCAAGAAGAAGAACAGGGATCAGAGAAAGGATTTTCTCCGTAAGCATGACAGGGATATCGATGACCTCAGAAAGATTATCAAGACACCGGAAGGAAGGCGTTTCGTGTGGAAGATCCTTTCTGAGTGCAGTATATACAAAGCTTCATTTACTCTCAATTCCATGCAAACGGCTTTCAATGAAGGCCGTAGAGATATAGGGCTTGCGTTGTTAGCTGACCTCAATGAGGCAGATACCTTCGCTTATGCCAAGATGCAACAGGAATATGTTTCAGAACTGAAAAGCAAGCAGAACGAAAAGAAGAAGAACGAGAACGAGGAGGAAGAAAATGCCTGAAAATAATGTCAACCCGGCTGAAAATCCAAACGAAGCCGAGAACGATTCTACAATATTAGAGAACTCAGACTCACCGGTAGTCAGCGAGGGCGAAAGCGTACTCGATACTGCCGGCGCCGAAGAAAAGGCCGCTCAGGAAGCTGAGAACAAGAGGATCCTTGAAGCAGATGAAAGCACTCTCAAGCCTGAAGAAAAGACTAAGAGGGCTGAACTCGTCAAGGCGCAGAAAGAAGCAGAAGAGAAACGGCTGATGGAAGAGAAGCAAAAAGGAGTGCCGGAGAAATACGACGTCAAGCTTCCGGAAGGTGTACAGCTTGAAGAGCGGTTTTCGACAGCCTTTAAGAAACTCGGATTCACCAATGCACAGGCGCAAGGCATTATCGACTTGCATAAGGAGATAGCCGAGCAAGAGTCAGCCAAGAATGAAGCGCTCCTGAAACAATTCAACGAAGAGAACACCAAAGAGACGATGAAAGCTTTAGGGGCAAACGCAAAGGCAGAATTGGCATACGTCGCCAAGGTTAAGGCAATGCTTTCTGAGGATACGATCGAGGCGCTCAATGCGTCAGGCATCGGCAATCTCAAAAGTTTTATCTTTGACATGGCGAAGATAGGCCGGCTGTTCAGCGAAGAGAAGTTAGTAAACGATAAACGGTCCGCGTTAGGCATGGAAGATGCGGCCGCAAAGCTTTACCCAAGCATGCAACAACAACAATAACGGAGGAACTAAACTATGGGAGCATTAGATATTTATTGGCCCACCCTTCTTGATGTAGGTCGAAGGATGGATCCCGACGGCAAAATTGCCATGGTTGCGGAGATCTTGACGCAGTATAACGAGATCCTCGATGATATTCCCTTCATTGAAGGCAATTTGCCCACAGGCCACAAGACTACGATCCGCACGTCAATCCCGGCTCCAACATGGAGATTGATCAATCGTGGTGTTCAGCCTGTAAAATCTACCACATCTCAGATCATCGAGACATGCGGTATGATGGAAGCGTATTCGGAAATCGACAAAGACCTCGCCATGCTCAACGGCAACACCGCGGCATGGAGGCTTTCAGAGGACCGCGCAGTAATCGAAGGAATGAACCAAGCATTAGGTACCGCGCTTATATACGGCGATACATCTACCAACCCCGAACAGTTTGTCGGTTTGTCAGCACGATATTATCAGACAGGCGACGGATCAACATCCGCGACTGCCGGTAACGTCATTGACGCCGGCGGTGGCACTAACTCGACATCCATTTGGCTTGTCGGTTGGTCCAATGATACTATTCACGGTATTTTCCCGAAAGGATCGAAAGCCGGATTGTCAATAAACGATCTTGGCGAACAGACTATCTATGATGGTCAGTCGTTCCCGGGTGCCGGTCGGTATCAGGCATACAGGACTCACTACCAATGGAAAGTGGGCTTGGCAGTAAGGGATTGGCGCTTTGTTGTGCGTATTGCAAACATCGACATTGCCGCATTGGAAACAGCCGGCGACACAACCGATACATCCGCTAACATTATCAAGTACATGTCAATGGCACTTGATAAGCTTCCACCGGCGGGTAATATCAGGCCTGTGTTCTACTGCAACCAAAGAGTACGCGCGATGCTCCGCGTTAAGATGCTATCGAAGTCAAACGCCTTCATCACTCTTGAAAATCTGCAAGGCCCGAGCATTTCAAGGCCAACGCTCAATTTCATGGGTGTTCCTGTTCGTAGGTTGGATTCAATTCTCAACACCGAACTTGAAGTAACAACGTCAACTTAATAGCATTTTAACCTAATAGGAGGATTTAAGAATGTACATTGATTATGAATTAACCCTCAGTAGCGCGCAAGCGCTTACCGGATCGACGACATCGACGAATTATATCGATGCCATCAAAGCCGGTTGGGCGGCTGATGATGAGGTATACGCACGATTCATGGTTACGACTGCCTTCGGCGTCACGACCACATCGAGCGTTACTCTCGCAATTCAGATCGCTCAGGATACTGCATTCGCAACAGCATTGACTGTGGTGCAGATCCTAAAGCAAGTCGGAGATCTTTCTGCAAAAGCTATTCCGCTTATGCTGAAACTGCCGGCAAGCGTAATGACAGGAATGTTGGGTGCAAATCCGTATCGCTATATCCGTGCAAGCTATACTTTAGCGGCCGGTGCAAGTAGCGGTGCAATCTCTTGCCATCTCGTGAAAGATCCACAGGTGACAGTAGATAAAGTGATGTAGTCGCAACGAGTGAGGGGGCGCTTCTCCCGGGGCGCCTCCTCTACTAAAAGGAGAGAAAATGGCAAGCCAATTGGAAATAGTAAATGCGGCATTAGGGCATATTTCAGTATTCCCGATAACATCAATGGCAGAGGCTTCTCCGGCGGCACAGGAAGCAACGAGGCGATGGGGATTATGCAGACAGGAAGTATTGCGTGGTTCCAAGTGGCCGTTCTCAACTGTTATCGTAAGCTTGAGCACTTCCAATTACACGATCGTAGCGAATGATTGGAGTTATGCTTATCAATATCCGAGCGATTGCCTTATCATGTGGGCGATCTACTACAATCAGAAAGACAGGAAACAGGATTTCAGGGAAGTCTACGATCCGGTGAACGGAGTAAAAGTATTATTGACGAATATATCGAACGCAATCGGAGAGTATGCAGTAGACCTTGATACTCCCGAGTTATTCGATTCGGCATTTAGCATGGCATTAAGTTATCTGTTAGCGGCACGAATGGCAAAGCCATTGACCGGGGATGATAAACTTGCTGAGAGCATGATGAAGATCTATCTTGCGCTGATAAGCGAAGCTGACAGGCTGAGCTCGTACGAAGAAAAAGTCGCAGTCGAGCAATCTTCGGCATTCGTTGACGCGCGCGAAGGGCCTTCTTCACTCACAGAGGACCATTATGACGCAAGCAACAGACATCCGAACGGATAACACATGCCCATACATACGATAAAACCGAGTTTCTCCGGTGGAGAATTCGCTCCGAGCCTTTATGCGAGAGTCGATATTCAGAAGTACGCCACAGGAGCCCGAACGCTCCGCAATTTCTTTGTCCATCCGCATGGCGGTATTTCCAACAGGCCGGGAACGTACAAGATAGCCGCCGCCAAAAACAACAACGAGAAAGTCAGGGTAATTGATTTCCAATTCGCAAGCGATGAAAACTATGTGCTTGAATTTGGCGATTACTATGTGCGCGTGTATTATAACGGAGCTCCTCTTGAGAAAATAGCCGGTGACGCATGGGCGACTACAGTAACTTACGCAGTAAACGACATCATAAATACGAATGACATAATCTATCGTTGCCTTATTGCCCATACCTCGGGAACATTTTCAACCGATCTTGCCGCTTCAAAGTGGGAGATCGATATCAATAAATGGGTTACTTCCACGCTCTATTCATTGGGCGATTTCATATATACAAACTCTACGATTTACTACTGCCAACAGGACCATACCTCAAGCACTTCGTTTGCCGCTGATCTGTTAGCCGGCGATTGGGTAGAGCAGTCTGTAGTAGAGGTGCCTACTCCATACGCTGAAGAAGATCTCCCCTACATACGAGTCGCTCAATCTGCCGATGTGCTGTTCCTAGCGCATCCTGATTATGCCCCAAGAGAATTGGCGAGGATATATGACACAACGTGGGAAATGAGCACTTATGATTTCCTTTACGGACCGCTTCTTCTATCGAATGATGATACTACATTTACCATGCGCGTATTGGCTACATCCGGGAATACGACGCTCGTAGCAAGCGCAAATTATTTCTTTCCTACCCATGCCGGAGGGCTCATGGAACTTATCCATGAGATACAAGGGCAGACTGTCTCTACCGCATTCGGAAGCGCAACGACAGGAACATCAATATCGTGCGGTGGAACGTGGCGTCTTATCACGCACGGAACATGGACCGGGAAAATACGCGTAGAGAAGTCAACCGATGGCGGCTCAACGTGGACTACTATACGATCGTTCTCAAGCGCCGATGATTTCAATGTTGACACTTACGGCTCGGAAGATATGTCAGACGGTGCATTGCCTTTCCTTGTCCGGTGCAATATGTACGCATACACATCCGGCACATGCAATGCAGACCTTGGCTCAGATCCTTATACCGCAAAAGGCTACGCTCAATTGGTAACGTATATCTCCCCTACGCAATTCTCAGTCACCATGCAGAGGGAAACAGGAAGTACAGTCGTAACTTCAGATTGGGCAGAGGGTGCGTGGAGCGATTACCGCGGATGGCCGCAGTCAGTCGTGTTTGCTCAAGACAGGCTTTGCTTTGCCGGAAGCTATTATTCTCCTCAGACAATTTGGATGTCTCAGACAGGCAACTACTACAATTTCTTCACGAATAACCCTATCGTCGATTCAGACTCTATCTCGATAAATCTTCCTTCGCAGAAGCTTAACGAGATAAACGGCCTTGTTTCATTGCTCAGATTATTGGCGTTCACTTCCGGCGCAGAGTGGACTATCTCGGGAGATCAGAGTAATATCCTTGCTCCGGCAACAGTCAACACAAAACTCAATACGTTCTCGGGTTCTTCAGGCGTTCAGCCGCTTGTTATCCTTAACAGGGCAATCTATGTACAGTCACGAGGTACTGTGGTACGCGATATGGGTTACGATCTTTTCAGTGATACGTTCAGCGGATCGAACTTGAGCATCCTCGCCAATCATTTATTTTTCAATTACGATATAATCGATATGGCATACCAACAGGATCCGGACTCGCTTGTGTGGGCAGTACGAAGCGATGGGAAACTTCTCTGCATGACGTACATGCGTGAACAGGAAATACTCGCATGGACTCACCATGACACCTATGATGGAGAGGACCTCTTTGAGTCAGTATGCTCAATACCCGGAGACGGCTATAATGAAGTGTGGTTTTCGGTAAACAGGGGCGGACAACGCTACATAGAGCGCATGGCGCAACGGCTTGTCTCTACTGTGAGAGAGGACCAATTCTTTGTTGACTCGGGAATATCAAAGAACAGCGAAACAGATCCCGATCCGAACGTAGCGTTACTCATGCACTATGACGGAAACTTTACCGATGAGATAGGGCACACAGTATCAAATGCCGCGTTGGATGCCTACAACAAGCTTCTCTTGCATTTCGATGGTTCAGCCGGTGGTACCACATTTACTGATACCATTGGAAAGACTGTCACGGCCTCAGCAGATTTGTATGATTCGTACACAAAGGCAATGCTTCATGGCGATGGCGCAGATGGCGGAACGACCTTTACCGATGCAATCGGAAAGACGTTCACAGGGGCTACTAATTATGATAGCTATACGAAACTTGTCATTAAATTCAATGGATCAGATGGAGCAACAGCATATAACGCAGAAACAGGACAGGTGGTAACTTTTGCCGGTGATGCACAGCTTGATACCGCTGACAAGAAATTCGGGGCCTCTTCTCTCCTTCTCGATGGCACAGGTGATTATGTTACTGTTCCGGCATCAACTGATTGGGATTTCGGAACAGGAAGCTTTACTATTGATCTATGGGTTAAATTTAGCAGTCTTACCCATGCCGGAAGCTTCTTGAGTCAATATGTAGATGCTAACAATTATTGGCAATTCTTCCATGATAGCGCCGGAGCGAATAACCATATTTATTTTGTTTCTTATGTTGGGGGAGCGTATAAGGCACAATACAGAACTTCTTCAGCACCGGGATTGCAGACAGGACAATGGTATCATATCGCATTGGTAAGAAACAGCACAACTATGCTGTTATTTATTGATGGAGTATTAACGCCATTGATTGAAACAACAGCCATAAGCACAAACAATATCAGCCTTACTAATCAGATACTTTATATAGGTTTGGATGGTTTAGCTACTTATGATTTAGCCGGATGGATTGATGAGGTAAGGGTAAATAAAGGATTAGCTTTATGGACAGATACTTTCACTCCACCGCGTTATTCTATCGGAACGGCAGTAACTTCTACTACAGCGAAGAAATTCGGAACTGCCTCAATTTATTGTACCGGCGGCGGAGATATTATTTCCTCAGCCGATCACGCCGATTGGGCCCTTGGAACAAGATTCACTATAGACGCATGGGTTAATTTTGACTCATTACCTACCGGTAGCACAGGGCACACTATCTGTTCACAATATGAGGACAACACTCATTTTTGGTATTTCAGGGTAATCAAGTCAGGCGGCTCAATTCTGCTTAACTTCGGCAATCAGAACGGAGCATCTTCTCACGGATTCAGTTATACATGGTCAACATTGGCAATCAATACTTGGTACCATGTAGCGTTTGTCTATGACACTCCTAACTATTATTTCTTTGTCAATGGAACGCTTGTAAACAGCGGCTCTGCTTCGGCAATGACAGTAGGAGATTATACTTCTACCTTGCGCGTAGGATATTGGACAAGCTTGAACGAGAATTCATTCCACGGCTTCATAGACGAATTGAGGATATCAAAAGGAGTTGTAAGATATATTGAGTCTTTTACCGCACCTGATTATGCCTATGGACAAGCAGTAACAAGTATTACAGATAAGAAATTTGGTACAGCTTCTCTTTATAATAGCGGAGCATATCTTTCTATCGCAGATCATGCCGATTGGGATTTAGGAACATCAGCGTTTACTATTGATTGGTGGATGCGGTTAGAGTCTTTTCAAGAAAATCCTATTATCATAGGAACCCCGGCAAGTGCAGATACGTCATGGATGATTAGAGTGTTGAGCAAAACCTCAATACGTGTTTATCTTACTCCGGTATCTGCTTCTTACAAAGATTTTACAGTCAGCGCAATGAATGTTGGAGCGTGGTACCATGTTGCAGTTGTAAGAAATAGTAGTAATGGTCTTATGTTGTTCCTCAATGGAGTAAAACAAGGTGCGACACAGGATGTTACCGGGTTGAGCTACGACAGAGACTCAGCAGTTATTATTGGGGCATATAACACTTCAGCGGCCCAAGAGGGAACTTTCTTCGGTTGGATTGACGAATTGAGGATATGCAAGGGGATTGCACGATGGACAGCAGACTTCACTCCGCCTATCTATGCTTATTCGGCGGCTTTTGCTGATACTGCACAATACAAATTCGGAACGGCAAGTGTCTACATGAACGGACAAGATAATTATCTTTACTCTGCCGACTCAGCCGATTGGGATTTTGGATCCGGAGACTTTACGATTGATATGTGGGTTCGATGGGATGGAGCAGTATCATCCGGTAATTGGTTAGGACAATATGCGGCAAGCACAGATTTTTGGTATCTCGGATATTGGGCCGGTGATGGAGCAATCGTATTCAAGGCGAGGGAAAGTAGCGCAGATCTCTTTAATTGGTATAATTGGACCTATACTTTTCTTATCAACACATGGTACCACATTGCAATCGTACGATCAGGAGATACTTTTTATGCTTTTGTAAACGGAACTCCTCTTGCAAGTACAAATACCTATTCCGGATCGATGCCTGATATAGCGGCGAATCTTGAAATAGGAAAGAGCACGGCATTAGTTTATTGGCGCGGATGGATTGATGAATTGCGTATATCGAAAGGCATCGCGCGTTGGACTTCAGTTTTCACTCCACCTACAAGCGCATACACGATCTATGGCAATCCTTTCACGACAGTAGACGGACTCGATCACTTGGAAGGAAGATATGTTTCAGTATTGGCAGATGGTAACTCAGTAGGTCCTAAATTGGTATCAAGCGGTGAGATAACGCTTGATACCGCGGCTTCAATTGTGCATGCCGGATTAGGATATAATTGCGATCTTGAGACATTAAATGTTGAATTGGGATTGCCGGATGGAACATTGCAAGGAAGGAAAGTGCATATTCCACGAGTAGTCATGAGGGTAGATAATTCACGCGGCGGATATCTCGGTCCTGACTTTGACCATCTTTACGAGATATTAGGCCCTTATCACACGGATATGAGCACTTCTTTATATTCGGGAGATCTTAAAGTTGTATTAGGAAGCGGTTACTCAGACGGAGGCAGATTTTGTTACAGACAAAGCGATCCGTTGCCGATAACGATCTTAGCGGTTCTGCCATTGGTTCAGCCGGGCGGAACAACAGGATTGTAAAGGCATGCGGTAAACTTACAGACGAAGAAAGAAAGCACATTGATGAGCTCATTTTTAATAACCCGATAAATGAGCCTTTCAATTATGATGCCGATATAAAATATCTGTATTACAAACAGGATAAATTAGTCGGCGTGATTGCGTATATGTATGCAAAGGTGGGGCATGAGACATTGCCTATGTTCATACATGTTATTCTCGACGAGAGCATCAAGAGGACAAAAGAAGCGTACGGATTTCTCATGTTCCAATTCAATGATATGAAGATTTCTCATACAATAATCGTGGCACATGTTCCTGACGAGAAAGATGAGATGATACGATTCGCAATGAAGATGGGATTTGAGCCCTATTCAGAAACAAACGACAGCACTTATCTTTATTTGGATTTGGAGAAGATATGAATGACCTTCAAGCGAGAGATTTTATAGTGAGCCTTCAGGAAAAGATTTCTGATATGCCCGGAGCGATGTTCGGAGACTGCTTTCCTCTCAAGCACTCATTCGCAGAAGGATTGTATATAAGGGAAATAAACGTGCCGAAGAACATGCTCATTGCAACCAAGATACACAAATACTCGCATCCTGTCTTTCTTCTCAAAGGTGATGTATCGGTATTGGAAGAGAAGGGAGCGCGAAGAGTCGTTGCTCCGTGCTATTTTGTAACGAAAGCCGGAACAAAGCGCATCTGTTACACCCATGAAGATACAGTATGGATTACTGTCCATGCTACAAAGGAAACTGATCTTGATAAAATCGAGGAGCACATAATCGCTAAAGATTTCTACGAATTAGAACAGAAGGAGAAACAATGTCATTTATCTACGTCGCAGTAGGACTAATGATTGTCGGCGGCGGTATTTCTGCCTACGGACAATATCAGCAAGGCCAAGCGCAGAAGAAGATGTATCAGTATCAAGCCGATGTGAACGCTCAACCGGCAATCATGGCGCAGAGAGCCGCGGATGCAAATGTCAAGCTTACGCAGTACCAAGCTTCACAGGATGCAAAGATGCTCCAACGTAAATACATGCTCGTAGAAGGATCGCAGAGGGCCGCTTTTGCGGCGCAAGGTTTAGGCGGCGGATCAGTTACCGAAGGCGATATCGCAACCGATACATTTAAGACAATGAAGTTGGATGAGAACATGATACGCTACAATGCAGACATAAAATCATGGGAAATAAGAAACAGAAGCGCAAATGAGATTTGGAAACTTGAAGCAGAGTCAAGGCAATTCACCTATGCCGGTAAATCAGCGGCACGAGCCGGAGCGATAAGCGGAACAGGAACAATCTTCTCAAGCGTCGGATCAGCTATCGGTATTGGAACCGCTTACGGAGCAAAGACTCCTTCTGCAACACCAACAGGAAAATAGGAGCACTAATGAGAGTACCAACAACAGAACAGACAGTACGAGCAGACGTTCCGGTAGTGAGCGAAGGGCAATCCCCTCGAGTCGTACCCGGAGCGTTCGGAGAAAGAGAAGCACAGGCGATTGCCGGTTTTGGACAGGATGTTCAACAGGTCGCTCAAGTCATCGGCAACTATGCAATCAGGCAGAATGAATTCAGGAAGCAACAACGCAATCTCGATCTTGAGACTCAGCTTGATACTCAAATTACAGGGCTCCTCACAGACAGAAGCGAAGAATATTATACAGACGCAAACGGAAAAGAGCAGAGCCGATTATCAGGATATCTTAATCAATATGGCAGACAGGCATTTCAGGCTTCTCAGCGCTTCAACGATAAAGTAATCCCGATGATGGATGAGCTCATTAAGCAACAGCCCGATGCTCAATATAGGGCACGATTGGGCGAGCGTTTCAGGACTATATACAATGCCCGGTACAATTCAGTAATAACCCATGAAGCAGAACAGACACGAGTCGCTGAACGAGACACGATAAAATCATTTCTCGTTAATCAGACTAATTTGTTTCCGTCAGCTTCTCCGGAAGATAAGAAGCAGATTATTGCTGATGCACACGAGGCTATCAATTCAGGCTATCCTCGATTATGGGATGAGGACCAAAAGAACAAGCTTCTCAGAGAATTCGACGGCAATATCGTAAACAGCGATATCTACGCTGATCAGTCACCGCAAGAAGGCAAATCAAGAGTTATAGAACATCTCAAAATGTGGCCCGAAGGAGATTATTATTTTCTCTCTAAAGACGAACAGATAGATTTTCTGAGACAGGCACAGGCGCGCGTATTCCAAAACAATCAGACGTACAAGCGTGAAGCCGAGCGTGATGACGTTAATTTCATGATTGACACCATCGGAAAAATATCGAGGAACGAACTTACTTTCAATGATACACAGGATGCTATCACTTACGCTCGTGACAGAGGAAATATAAAACTTGCAGAAGCATTGGGATCTGTCTATGCACAGCCGAAAGCATACCGGCCAATTGATATCAATAATGACACGTTTATCGATGTGGCACAGGCGATCATGGAAGCTCCGGACCAAAAGACGATGGCGCAGAATTTATTGAAAGCGATCGGAGACAAGGAAAACATTTCTCTTGACCGGCTTGCAATCCTCGTTGATGCGGCTCGTCAGCATGCAAAGACTGTTCCTGTGGACAAGGATAACCGAGCAAAAGGAGAAGGAAACATACTTAACAGCGCATGGGAAGCTATAAAATCAACATTTAAGTCACTTGTAGATGACCAAGTTACCTATGACCTCATGTCAAATAACATGGCAGTCGAATACCTCTCAAACGCACTCAAAGGCGTTGCCCCTCATGAAGCCCTCAGAAAATCTCAAGCTACTTATTTCCGGCAGAGATGGCCTGATATCGTCAAGCACCCCGAAGGGATGGTATTTATAAATCCGAGAACGATGAAGAAATACCTTGTTACTCCCGACGGAGATATCTTAGATTACAGAACAGAGACAGGATTATACAATGCCGGAAAAGTATCTCAAGAAACAAAGCCGACAAAAACAGCAGAACAAAGAAGAAAAGAATTGCTTGAGAAAAAATAATGGACTACGAATCGCTCATCCCTATCGAAGAAGCCCCTAACGGAGAGCTCAAGAGAGCGGATCCGGTGAAGGCCACTGATCTCGTTCCATTGGAAGAGTATAACAGAAATACTTATTTCATGGAGCATCCGTTTAAGGTAGCCGGTATGGAAGCTCTTGAAAAAGTATCAAGAGATATGAAAATTATCCGTTGGCCTTTTGCTCGTTTCATAGAGCATCCTGTTACTACGCTTGTAAAATCCTATCGTGATACTCAAGATATGCCTTTGATGGAAGCATTGCCGGAGAGGATGAAAGCATTAGGAGTCGCGGCAAAAGCTTTTCTTCCTCTTCCTATACCACCGCAAGAACGAGGAACGTATAGACAGCTTACAAAACCTTTCGCTGATGATTTATATAGACAATACTATAAAAATAATGAAGAAGCTCCGGAGTGGCTTGTCGCTCTCATGGATGTAGGTTTAGCTGTAGCAGTAGAGCCTACGGCGATCCGCGGATACATGAAGGGAACAGAACTTGCTCTTACACGCCCGGCGACAGCGGAAGAAATGACAATATTGAGAGATATTTTTAAGCCGTTAAATAATTGGCTTACAAAGAGAGGCATAGATACAAGCAAGCTTCATCCTGAAGGAAATGTAATACGTTTCAGGAATGACTCAGAATTAACCATAAATAAACACGCATCGATGCTCATTAGAGGAGAACAGATAAGAATCCCAAGATGGGCACGATTGAAACAGGCGCTCACAAAATATGAAGAAAAGATAAATGATGAGCTTACATCAATAGAGATAACTCCTCCATTGACAACAAACGATATTGCAGTCGTTCCTTTCACAAAAGCAGTAACAGGAACTTACAAATACTCCGACCTTACCCCTAAAGACTTCCGGCCCAACAAAGGCAAAGTAGGAGATACTTACTTTCCTGTAAAGGCAAGCGATGAAGAGATACTGAAATCAGTCAATCCTAAACTCGTAGAAGGGCTTACAGAAGCGAAAAAGCAGATATATGAGGCTACAGGACTGCATCTCACCATATCGAGCACCGGGCGCACACCGGAACTACAGGCAAAACTTACCGAAGAACGCTATCCAACGGCCACAGAGGGCATATCCGCACATGTTGGTCCTGTAGCCAATGCTTCTGACATCGTTTTTCGTGATGGAGACGGCAATCTTATCGATTGGAAGCTGATAAGCCCGACAGACGCCCAAAAGATAGGGGAGATTCTTAACGCCAATGGCCTTGCGGCGCAAGATTATGAAAAATTCGGGCATTTACATGTCCAACCGATTGAAGGCGCTCAGAGCGTCTCTGAGGGGCTTCCGCGCTTCACTTCAACAGGGGAAGCTGAGGCATTTGGTTTACAAGCTACTCCGGCTCAGATAGAAATGATGAAAACGCAGTTAGAAGAGATCAGCGCGGAGATAGCACAGCTTAACAAGATAGAAGAGCCTACCCCGGAAGAAGAGCAACGGCAATCAAACCTTGTCTTTCAGAAGCAATTTATCAATGAGGCGCTCAAAAAAGTGCCGAAAGCAGTAACTACTGAGAAGGAACCGGGAAGTCTTTCTGAAATTCTTCAAGATTTAGCTCAGCTTGAGAAGGAAACAGAGAAAGCTAAAATTGCACCGGCCGGAGTTACCGCAGAGGATTTTGAATTGCGCCCTGAAAAGATGGAAGGATTGCAGAAAGGCGTACTTTCTATAAAAGTGGGAAAGAAAGTTATCAATGCCAAGATCGGGCAGACTTATAAAGGAGTTGAGATACATAATCACGCTGATCTTGCACAGGCTGAAGGCGCTGACTTAAATAAAGTAGAACCCGGCTTCATGAGCAAAGAAGGAAAATTCGTTTATCAGTACGCACCGAAGCCGAAAGTAACGCTCACTCCTACAGGCGGAAAATTTATCGCTAAACCTACGCAGAATATCGAGACAGAGGGCGGAACATCTCCAAAGACTAAAGGGCAGAGAGAAAAAGGAATCAAGCCGCCGAAAGAGAAAGTATATTCAGAAGAAGAGAAAGCAGAAATTGAAGCGCAGAACAAGAAAATGCTGAGCGAACCGGTGAAGGATGCGAAGATCGTAACATCTTATGACAAGGAGACTGCACTTTTCCCGATCGATACCATAATAATGAATACATTGTGGTCGGAAAAATCGATGAAGGGGGATTATTACAAAGCGCTCAAAGAGCAGAGAAACAAAGAAGCTGAAATGCTCGCCGGGAAGGAATTCGTTAAGCCGGTTGTCTCCGTATCTGATTTCACGAACCAAGCGAACTTGTCGGAATATGTAGCATGGCTCATTTCAAAAGGAAAAGACGTTCCTCCCGATCTTTACCATCATATAAGCTTGTTGCTTTCTCCTCACCAACAAATCGTGCAATTCAACACAAATACGAAGAAATATGAATTGGTTGATCCAACTGAATTGTACATTGAGAAAGAAAATTTAGCTATTTATGAGAAATTAAAAGACTTCAAGACGCTTCCTGAAGAAATTCCGTATGGAACCCATGATAAAGGAGACTTTGCTTATTATCAGACAAAACATCCTTCCGGTGGGAAAATAAAATTTGAGAAGCATTATGTCAAAGTATTGGACTCATACGATAACGGAATGTCACTTGTGCAATTGCCCGACGGAACACAAAAGGAAATTTCCAATAATGACTTGAGCATGGGGCAGATAAGCGTCACAAGCAAAATGACTCCCGGTGAGCGCGCAGAGTTTGAGAAATTAGGAGGACCGAGCCTCGCAGAGCACAAGAAGGAACAGGAGCGGCTCAAGAAAGAAGAGAAAGAGCGCTACGATAAATTTGTAGAGAACATCAAGAAAGGAACCTCTCCAAATGAAGTAAAAGAAGTTAACAAGACTGAGTTTTGGACTCGTTTTGAGATGAAGTACAAAGGATTTACTGCGAAGATAGCAATCTCTCATGATAATCCTACCGACAGGCTTAATTGGAGCATTGAAGGCCCGAGCGGATCCACTTTTGAAGATGAGCTCCCTGATAATATTCTTGATTACAATAATATCATAACCGTTTACAAGAATAATCATGCTGAACATAGCGAACAAGGATTGCGTTATTATCTTGAGACAGAAGGCGACTTAAATGACGAGCAAATTGATAAGGCAGTAAACATATTCCTCGGGAAAGAAGAAGCGCCTAAACCACCCGATCATGTAACTACTTTTGCAGAGATAAAGAAATACATCGACGAGAAATGGGAGAAGATTGACAAAGAGGTTGCCGCTGAGCAGAAGGTGCTTGAAGAAAAGACTCTGCGATTAAGGAAGGCGGTTGAATCTCCTAAATCGGTCAAAGCGCGCTATGACTTCTCAAAGCTTAAAGGAACGCAAGATATAAGCAAACAGATACAGAGAATACGAGAACTCTACATATTCCGTGATGTCGAGGATATCGGAGACCGAATAACGAATCTCGATAAGGCAGAGGAATTGCTCAGCCAATTGTGGGGATTTACTCCGGAGAATTCTCTTGTTGAAGTTGATGAAGAGACAGGAGAGAAAACTTATAAGCCGAAATTCAAAGAAGAGAAAATCCAAGTTATAAAAGAAAAGCATGGCTTCATGGGTAATGAGATAACAATTGGAGAAGCCCCTAACGGAAAATATACCTTTGAGATAAGTTATTCATATTCAAACGGCGGCGGATCGGGCCCATTGTCAGTATGGTCAAGTCCTCAGTACGCTACAAAAGAAGAAGCAATCCTCGATGGGGTTAACGCCTTCAAAAGCCTTTTAGAGCGTGGATATTGGAATGAAACAAAGAAAGATGTCGCTTTCTCAAAGAAGCTTGTTAAGAGCCTTGAGGATCTCGCAAAGGAGAACGGCGGAGAAGTAAAAATAAAATTGCCCGAAGCAAAGAAAGATGTTCCTGAAGAGCGTTTAGAAGAGGATGAGCCGGATGATGAACTTGAGAATGTAGAAGAGAAAATCACAAAGAAAGTAAACAAACCATCTAAAAAAGCGCTCAAGAAGAGTGCAAAGGAGTTAAAAGATGCAAAGGTCACTCTCAGATCAGCGGAGGATAGAGCTTTTGAGGAAGGCGTCTCAAAATCCGACATTAGCGACATTGTACAGCTCGGCAAAGAACATGCGGACCAAGAGGCACCAATTCGAGTTTACAAAGTCAGCGGTAAGGGAAAACTTTTCGCAGACAAGAAGATCCTCATAGGAAAAATAAACGATGCAATTGCAAAAGCGCCGGGCATGGATGAGACTTATACATTTTATAAGCAGAAACTCGGACTTGAGGGCAACACCTTAGAAGAAGCAAAAACAGTATACGGAGCAATCCCCAAAATATCATTTCAGCTTGCTTTTGAAAATCTTACCAATGTGGCTGAGATGAAAATACTCAACACGAAAGAATCGCTCATTAAATTCCTTGAGATTGTTAAGAAAACAGGAGAGAACATAGGAAAGACTCCTATTTATTCAGGAGGCAAAGCTTCTGCGGTAAAGAAACTCGTAGGAGAATTGAATCCTATCGAGAAGAAGGGATGGTTTACCGACCGCGCAATGGTTGTGAAGGGAACTCCACCGGCCGGGGCAAAGGTAAGCGATGCAACGGCACTCACAGAGAAGCAAGTCGATAAAATTCTCAACGTAAAAACTGAACCGGCAGAGTTTCTCTATTATGGAGTGCAAGGCTTTGATGCCGGAGCAGTATCGCAAGTGCCGATACCGAAGTTAGAAGAAGGCGTATCCCCTCATGCAGTATTCAAAGCCGGCGGTAAATATTTCACTTATGATCAGTCAAGATTTATTGTCATAAAGCAATACCATCCTGACGCAGAATTCAGCATAAACACAGACAGCGGTATTCTTATTGCGAAAGTAGATGGAAAGACTGTTGCCGCACTCAATCGCATGAATGAGATTAAGAGAGAACAGCCTTACAAGAATATTCAGATTGGCGCAGAGATATATGCAGAGCAAGAAGAAGCTTTTAAGGGCATGATTACCGAGATGATGAAGGATCCGGAGAAGAACATAGAGGATATCCGCGCAGAACTTGAGAAGAAATACGGAACGAAGGTACAGGATCCGCTCAGAGTAGCACGAGAGATTATGGGGGTTGAAGAGCCTGTTTCGGAAGTTGAAGAAGCTCCTCCTGTAGAAGAGCCAAAGAAAATGGGAGAGAAAATCACAAGTCCATACGAGAAGGAGAAAGCCGTTAAGCTTGGAAAGAGCGCTTTTGAAAAAGGTTTAAAAAGGACTCCTTATTCTGATACTGATCTCTTAAAGATGCTCGCCGGGAAAGAAGTAGGGCAATCTGCTCCTATTCTTGAAGCATGGTATGAGGGGTGGGATAAGGCAAATCTTGGAGAGTCTTTGCCTTCTGAGGCAAAAGAGCCCTATCAAATGACAAAAGAAGAGTTTATCCAATCTAAGAGAAAAGGATCTGAAACTCTACCATTGAGCACAATAAGGTCGCACAA